TCAGTCGCGCCGGACGCTTCGGTATCAATCACCAGCACGCGCGGTTTGCCGGTCAGGCTCAGCGTGTCGCTTGCCAGAGTCGCCGTCGAGTTGTTCCACAGCAGCGCGTCGACCCCCTGAATGCCGTTGATGACATTCTCGATGTTGGTCTTCTGCTGGGTAATCGCGGCGTTCACCGTTGCCGCGCTGTAAGCCGCCGCTGCCGATCCTGCGCTCACACTCGGTAAGGTTATCGTCATGCTATGCGCTCCATGTAGCGTAGGGCTACTTTGGCCGTTCCGCTGATATAGGCTTGGATGCTGTTACTCCCCGGTAGCAGCGTCATCCAGTCGGCATTTTGGAAAGTGAAATCGGGATACACGTCGGTTCCCAGCAGCCCCATCAGCACCCGCTGCGATCGGGCGTTGATCTCCAACCAGTCCCCGGCGGCAATCGTGCCGTAGTAGCGCACTTCGTCGGCCACCTCGCCGTTGGTAATGCGCCGGATGATCGGGTTGTACGCCGGGCTGCCCCCGTCGTTGATCACCAGCACCCGCGCCAGCGTCGGCACGTTGCCATTGTTGGTGGCTGTCAGTGTCCCGCTGGTGGTGATGCTCGTCGGTGCCGCGGCCGAGGCATTACTGTCCCAGAGTCCGCCGTCATCCCACTTACCCCCGTCATCCCACAACCGTTCGGTTCCGGCTGTGTACCAATAGGGCTGCGTCACCATCAGGTTGACCTGTACCAATTGGTGCAAATCGGTGTGCCGGTCAAGCTGCTGCGTGTCATTGATCCGGTTGATCCGGCAGTAGACCCAGCGTTCGGCCAGCGCCGGATCAGTTGGCTGGTAGTACAGCATCCCCGCCCCGTAACCGCGCATCGCCCCGGCTGCATCCCGCAGCACCTGCATCCCCTCGCGTGTCTGGCTCACCAGATAAAAGCTGAAACTCAGGTTGCCGATGGCTGATGGTGCCCAGCCAGTGCCGTACTCATCGAACCCGCCATCGTCCCCCGGCAGCCGTGACGCACGCGCCAGTACGTCTTTGAAGTTGTTGTCAAAGCTCTGCTGGGTATTTGAGGGGAATGTATAAGTCCCTGCCCCATTGACCGCTGTGAACCGTGTTATGCGTCCCATAAACCTGCAACAAAAAAGGCGAACGAACTGCCTGGGTAGGTCAGTGCGTCCGCCTCGCGGAAATTTTGAATTGTGTTTTTAGTCTAGCACAAAAGTTCGGTTAAGACAATCATATTTTAGACAACCAGCGTTCACGGAAAATTCACGCCGCCGATTCGCCCCTATTAGCAATTGGTGCTAAATTTTATGCAATGTATTTTGCATTACTACATAAAAAGAGGGTTGCGATGAAACGCTTTTTCGTTATTGCAATTTGTTTTGCATTAGCTTTATTCTGTATGCCAGTTATTGCGCAGGATGCAACCGTCGAAGCCCCGGCGTGTGATCTGCCGAACCTTCAGAATGATATTAATTATTTCATCGGCGAGCTTGGTAAACTCAAAAACGGTACCGAGACTGACCCGGTAAAGATCGCCGACCAACTACAAATATTGGCTAATGGAGCGAATTCGCTGCGCGCATCCTGTGATGGGCTGGCATTTGCGGATTCGGGAAACAAGGTAATTGGCCCGGTAACTTTCCCGTCTGGAATTTACAAAGCAACCGCTAAAGGGAATGACAACGGCATCAACGTCATCGTTACAGCGACGAGCGGGGAATGCGGTGCAGGGCTGTCTTATTACACGAGCGTGTTGTTTTCAGTAACAAATGGCGAAGCAACCTTTGGATCAAAAGGATGCAGCGCCATTTTAGAAATAAAGTCGTACGGCGAGGGGGATTGGAAATTAACCTTTGAGCGTTTGAGTACCAGTTAATCCTACCGCAGCGGCTTCACGCCTCGGGCGCGCATTTCATCCGAAACACCGCGCCCGAAGTCCTGCCCGGCGGCATAGGCCCGTGCCGGATTCGCCAGTGCCGATTCCGGCATCATCACATTAATCGTGTCGCCGCCGCTGCCCTGCCCGCTGGCACTGGCTGCCACCTGCTTCATCAGATCGACAAACCCGCTGACGAACTGGCCGTCTGCGCCAGGGATATAAACTTCATTCTTAAGCTGACCACTGCCGATCTGGTACGCCATACCGGCCATGCCAGGGCCGCCGATGTCGCGTAATGGTGTAGCGCTGCCACCGCCTACAGGGGGAATAGGCTGAACCCCCGATGGCAGCCCAATTTTATTTTTTAAAGCGGCAACGGCATTAGCTCCAGTTTGACCGCCATTCTGACTTGTATCCGACAGACTGGCAACGCTGAAAATCTTTAGAAGTAGCTCATCAAGAGCGTGCATCATCGGTTGAATAACGTTTGTATTGATCCAATCAAACACCGTTTTAATTCCGTTTTTTAACAATTCTAAAAAGGGCTGAACCTTGGTCCATATGTCCTGAATCGCTTTAATAAGAGGGTCAATCGAATTGGTTTTGAATTCATTGACTTTCTTTACAATTTCCTGGAGGCCACCCGTTGTGAACCAAGTTGCAAAATTACCTACCCCTGTCTTGACGTTTTCCCATATCGCCGCAACGAGCGTCACCACTGGATCAAAAACATTAGTCTTAAAATTGTTAAGCGCAATATTTATCAAATCCAGCCCACCACCCGGCGCATTGAACCAATCAAGAAAGGGTTGAAGGGCTGGCTGGACGATGTTATTCCAGAAATCACTTAGTGGATTAGTGATGTAATAGGCAAAATAGAGTTGGAACAAGCTCCAATACAACTTTACACGATCCGTAAAGTGTGCGAAAAAGTCCACAATACTATCAAAAATAGGCTGCAAGAAATCCCGTATCCCAAGAAAGTTATTCTGAAAAGCGACATATAGTGCGACGATCGCTCCGATGATCAATCCTATTGGCGATAATACAAGCGCAATAGCTGCTCCGATTGCCCCTATGATCGTTCCTATGGTACTGAGTACCAACCCCACCGCCGCGATGATCGGCGCGGCCACCGCGAACGCACCCACAATCATCCCGATCTGCGCGACTAATTCAGGGTTCGCCCTCACCCATGCAAGGATGCTGTCCATAACCGGCAGGATTTTCCCCAGTAGATTAGTGAGTGCAGGTGCTAACGACTGCCCGATGGTGATGGCAATCGTGGACATAGAGGAATTAAAGAAGTCCAGCTGCGCCGCCGGACTGGCATTCTGGATCTGCCGGGTCTTTTCGGTCAGTCCGTCCAATCCGAGGTTGAAGTTATCCAGGAATGATTTGGCCGCGTCACTGGACAGGTTAATTGCCCCGCGCATCGCCTCAATGCGCCCGCCGAGCCGCGTAACATCGATCCCTGAGTCCTTGAATTTCTTGAATGTCCCAGCCAATCCAAGCTGCTTGATCGCCGCATTGCCACTCTCAAAGCCAATCTTCTTAAGCGCGTCCTGCATATCCTGCGTGGGATTGATCAGCGAGACCATCATGCCGGTCAACTGGGTTCCGGCTTCACTGGCGCTTATACCTTTGGTGGTGATGAAAGCCATCTGTGCGCCCAGATCTTCAAAGCTGATGCCGAGCGTACTGGCGAGTCCGGCCACATCCGGCAGCGCGGTCGCAAAATCGTTCATGCTGCCGACACCTTTAGCCACGGTCTGTGTCAGCACATCGGACGCGTATCCGGCTTTGTCGGCGCTGAACCCGTAGCCGTTCATAATGGCAATCAGCGCTTTGGTCGTCGTGCCCAGATCAGCGTTACCGGCTTCGGCGGCGTGTACAGCCGCGACCAGTGTGGGCATCCGCACGCTGGCGTCCGTCACACCACCGGCAATGTCATAGAAGGCCTCGGCGACCGCTTGCGGCCCTGACCGGCTGTTCTTGCCGATCTCAAGGATCTTGTCGCCCAGTGTTTTGATCTCGTCAGTCGATGCGCCTGTAACTGCCTGGATGTTGGTCATGGCTTCATCAAAGCTGGTGAATTGCATGATCGCGTTTCGGGCAAACAGCGCAATCGGCGCGACCAGCGTTCCGATTTTCAGCCCCACCCCGGTGATACTCTGTCCCATCGACTCAATGCCGCTGCCGACGCTTTGCAAGCCGCCGCCAATAGACGCACCGATGCCGCTCAGCCCGCCGCTGATCATGCCCTGCGCCTGCCGCATGGCGCTGCTCACGCCGCTGACATCGATGATGACCGCGCCGTAGGCGTTGCCGAGATTGAAGCCTTCACCTGCCATTGATCACATCCAAACAAAAAGGCGGATGGATGACCCTTTCAGATCACACACCCGCCTCGCGGAAATTTTGAATTGTCAGCTCAGCCCTTGTTGCCGAACATCGCCCCGCTGATTTGCTGATTGTTTACCAGTGGCAAACCCAGCAGCTCCTCAATGGAGTGTTTCGACTTATTCTTTTCATTCTTCTCGCCGAGCTTATTTTCGATGTATCTCCCCAATGCCCCGACACTATGATTAAACTGCCACCGCACCCACGGATGCGTCAGCCCGAACTCCGTCGCCGGATTCAGGTGGTATTCCTTGCACGTCAAGTGCAGGAGCCACACTTGCTGCCGGTTCTTGAGGAAACGTACCGGCGGGCCGCACCTCGCGCGGCATCGCCCAGTTGAAAATTGTCATCTTATCAATCTGTTTCACCCGCTTGATATCCAGTTCCGTCTCTGGATCAACCACTTCTTTGACCAGCTTGGGCGACACACTGGCTGCCCGCACCACCAGATCAATGAAGCTGCCGAGCTGGGGAAGTTCCTTACGCGCCTGATCGGCATCGCCGCCGCCGATGCGCCACTGATATTCCCGCGCACTTTCCAGCATTGCGTTGCTCATGCCGCCGAAACGGATCTCGCCCGGCTTAAACGTGCCGCCGGAGAGCATCGACACGCGCACGGTGAACGCCGCTTCATCGCCGGTCACATCCACCACCTTGGCGCGGATGCTGCCCTGGATGCACGGTTCGCCGCGGATCGGCAGCCGCACACCGCTGTGGCAGGTCAGTTCCATGTCCGGCGATTGGCCGCTCAGACTGGCGCTGATCTGCTCCAGCAGGCCGTTGGGGATGGCTTCGTTGTCTGAACTCATCACCAGCGCTACCAGATCAACCGTCCGCACCTCAATCGCGTTATCGTTCGAAAGGGGCAGCTTGGTCGTAGGGTCGTCATGCCAGATAAACGCCATTAGCTAAAACATCCCATTGAAGAAGCCCTGCACGTAGGCGCTGGTGAGCTGCATGGTCGGCGCGGTTTCGTATTTCAGCAGCCGGGCCGCACGCCGGATAAGGGCGCTGGGTGCCACAGCCTTGAAGTCAGCGCTGCCGACACGGAACTTGTTCTGGTCGATGTCGAAGCCCGGCTTCTTGGTCAGCATGGCCTTGGGGAAGCCGACGATCAACGCGCCGCCGAGGGTCGTGGCGTACTGCACCAGCATCCCGAAGTAGGGGTTGCCCGCGCCGCCGACGGTGATGTCTGCGTACTGGTACTGGTTCGGCGTGGTCTGGTAGATGGTGGTCGGCGTATCGCCCTGTAGGACGCTCATGGCCGCATAGTTCAGCGCGCCATTGTCCATCGAGCCGGTCACCTTAGTGGCAATCGACAGGCTTTCAACGATCAACCCGCCGCTCTTGATTTCATCTTCGTCGGCTTCGAAGTCGAAGGCGACCTTCTCAAAATAATCGACGCGAACCGGCGTGCCGTAGGTGTTGCTGCCGGTTAATTGGGCGATGATCAAATCGGTTGGGTTATAAATTACTTCCGAAAACTGTGGCATTTGTGCCCTCCCCTGCTAAAGTGGTGCGGTAATCACAGCAAATCGAACAAATCGGCAGGCGGCGTTGCCCAGTTCTTCCGCAGGCATCTCACCGCTCGTAAAAACTTTAATGACATGTGCCAAAGCCCGGTCATCCGTGACCAGGTAGCTGTCATGCAGCAGCTTCTTGATCTTGATGAGCGCACTTTCGATCACGTCAAACCCGGTATCCTGATACACATAAATCTCAAACGTCTCGGCCTCGTCGCCGATCTTCAGTCCCGACCCGTTTGGACTCACATCGCCCCAGCGGATCACCGCGTGGGTTTTGAGTGTCACCCCGTCCGCTTCTCTGGGTGCCTGGCTGGCCCCTTCGCCGGTAAAGTCCAGCACCGACGCGTCGAGGATGCCGCCGGTTAACAGCGCCACCAGCGGGGCATTGGCTTGAAGCGTCGCTTTCACCTTGGCGCGTAAGGTTGCCATTCACGTCCTAGTACAAACAAAAAAGGCGGATACATGCCCTTTTGGGACACATATCCGCCTCGCGGAAATTTTGAATTGTGTTTTTAGTCTAGCACAAAAGTTCTTAGCAGACAAGTAATTGCGATGGGCACAGTTTCTTGATTTTGTGTTCGCCTTTATTCGCTGACAGATAAATCTACACCTACCAAAATATTGAGTTTCAATGTAGAATATAAGTTCTTATTTAATGGGTAAAACTGGTGTGCGAATATCGTGATTGACCTGATATGTGAATATTGCAGCAAGGTATATTCTGTGCCGCCGTCACGCGCAAACGAATCGCACTTTTGTAGCAGGCGATGTCACAATGACTCTAGAAGATACCCGGCAAAATTTTGCAAAGTTTGCGGCAAACAAATGCCATATAAAAATGGCAAGTATTGCAGTCGTACCTGTATGGGAATGGGCGCTCAAGGACAAGCGCGCCCCCAAATGAAAGGTCGCACTCCTTGGAGTAGCGGATTGACATCTGAAACTGATGCGCGTATAGCTGCTGTTGCGGCAAAACGACAAAAGAACGTTATTGATCGTCCGACATTGGAACAGCTTTATGTTGTCGAAAACTTGGCATTGAAAGACATTAGTTCTCGCTACAACGTTACCGGAGGAGTAATTAAGCGATTGGTTAATGAATTCGGCCTTGAAAGACAGTCACGCAAAATGGACGACCTAACACCAGAGCTTGTGGCTATGCTCTATGCTCAAGGGTTTCGTTACCCTGAGATCGCCAAACAATACAATTGCTCTGCGCCTTGGGTACGTCAACTTGGAGTAAGGATTGGTGTAAAAGGCAAAAGAACTATGAATCGCGCCGGTGTTGAGCCTGATAAAGCCTTACTTGAGCATCTCTATTGGGATGAATGGCTCAATTATGAAAAGATTAGCGAACGCTTGGGTGTAGATTTCACCACTATTCCTTACTGGCTTAAGAAATTTGATATTCCTCGCCGTACCCTTTGGGAAACTCGGCGTGGGCGTGATTGGGTAGAACCAGACCTGCAAGTTGTAGCTCATCTTTACGAAGCCGAAAATATGGGCACCGATGCTATTGGCAAGCTATTCAAAGTTTCCAGCACTTACATAAGCAAGCTGCTCAATAAAATGCAAATTTCGTTGCGTAAATCAGGTTATCCTAATGTAAGCCATTATACAGCTAAGGACGGCCATCGGGTAAAGAGTAGTTTAGAGTTACAAGTTGACGACTGGCTTTTCGCTCACAACATCCCTCACCAATATGAGGGGCAAATCGGGGATACGAATCTTCGGACTGACTTCATTGTGGGGAGTACTTATATTGAGATTTGGGGCATAACAGGTCATCAGGCTTATGAAGATAAGCGCAAGCGTAAATTGGAGGCTTATCAACGCCACCAGCTTGAACTACTTTCCGTTTACCCTCACGATTTCCCTGCTTTACGGGTTCTTGAGCCGTTAACCAAATATGCCCTTTAACATTGCTGTGATTTGGGGCAAGTGTGCTTGGATGGTAGGCCACACCGCACTCCAGCGTCCCGCTGCCCTGCTCTCGAGAAAAATTCCGTAGTAAACCGAATGGCTCAAGTAGAGTGCGACGACGTCTTTACTGATTTCTTCGACCCACGTATGAAGACCGGTTCTCGCGTTACCAGTTCGATCCTGCCACGGGGCCGTTTTCTTCGCGTAACTCTCCATGATCGGCGCGAAATACTCGGCCACCTTGGTGACCGCCTCGATCACCTTGTTGCCGTAGACGATGCAGTTGTTGCCCATCTGCACGTCACCGCGCCACACGACTTGTCCTTTACCAGCCATCAGCCCTGCGCCTCGCAGTTCGCCTGAATTTCGCCCAGCGTCTTGACCACACTCACCACCCGGTATTGCAGCCCGTCCAGCGCCAGCCGGTCGTCGCGCTGAATATCGGTATCGGCCTCGGTCTCGTGGTCACGAATGCCGAACAACGTCACCCGCTGCGTACTGGATAGCCCCGCGCCGCCTTTGACCTCGCCTTTGTACGGATTGTCGTATTCCACCCGTACGGTTTGCGCGGCCAGTGTCGTCTTGACCGTCGCGATCTGCCGGATGAGCACAATACGGGTCGGCTTCTCGCCAATCCGCCGCCAGGCATCGGCTGCTCGGCTGCTGGCATCGATGGCCGTTCCCACGCCTGCCCACGCGCTTGCGTTCGCCATTATCGATCCGTGTCCGAATCAATATGGGGATCGGTGTAAGGCCGCTCCACCCGGCGCGGAGGCCGCACCTTCATGCCGAGGATACGCAGCGACGACTTCTCGGTCTCGACCTTGTTCTTCCAGTACGGCAGCACTTCCTTGGCGATATGGTCAAAGATTTGCGACCGGCGTTCGGTCGATTGGTTCTGAGTGTAATCCGTGAACTTGATCGCGCTGTTGAGCAGTTCCTCAAAGCAGATATAGATCGCGCGGTTCATATTCTCACCGGCTTCAACCCATATCTCGTCCAGTTCGGGATCACTAAAGGCCTTCGCGCCGGGATCATCAATCTTCCGGCGCAGCGTGATCATGTCCTGTGCGCTGATGGTCGTCATGCGTATACCTCGATTAATTTCAGCAACGCCTGTGCGCTGTGATCCCACGTCTGGTTATTCCGCAGCCACGCAGCGGCGGTCCGTCCCTTGTCCCGTGCCTCGTCCTGATGCTCATAGCACCAGCGCATTTTTTCAGCCACCTCAGCTTGATCCGGCTGTGCCCACTGGCCGTGGCTGTAATCCAGCATCGACTCAACCATGCGGAAGTTACGCAGCGGGATCGCCGCTTCTTCCGCGCCCACCGCGTTCCCACTGTACGGTGTGACCAGTGCCGGGATGCCCATCATGGCCGCTTCCCGCCACCACATGCCCCACCCGTCGCCGCGTGCCGGATACACCACGCAGTCGGCTTTGGCGAAGACCTGCTTCATATCAGTCACGTTGTCGTACCAGCGCTCGATGCGCTTATCCGGCAGATCGATGGTCTTAAACCACTCCGGCACCATTTCCGGACGCGCCTTGATGATCAGCCGCACGTCGGTCATGCTTTCGGGGAAGGCTTCATACCACGCGCCCCACACCGTCTCCCATCCCTTGCGTGATCCGCGATCCGCCAGGCACACATAGGTGTATGGCCGTTTTTCGACCGTTTCCCGCACCGGAAACTCATCCGGTGCCGTGCCACCATGCACCACGTCAATCGGGATCGTCACGCCGCCCGCCTTAAAGACCTCGGCGTTATGTTCGCAGGGTACGATGCAGCGCTCGAACTGGTTAATCTTGGCTGCCCATTCTTCGGGCAGGTGCGAATCTTCGTGCATGGTATAGATCCATGCGTTTTTGGGTGGCGCGTCTTTCAGCGCGATCGGTGCCATCAGGTAGATCGACCGCTGGTTCAGATCCACGCCGGTCATCTTGAACACGTCTTCCGGCATGTCATACATCGACATCGCCAGCAGTGGGGTGACCTGCACCCCCAGCCGTGCCAGCGCCCGGATCATGTGAATACCGTAACGCCCGTAGCCGTCTTCCTTAATGAACCGATGCGCCACCCAGTTGATCTTCATACCGCGTCCGTTTAGTACGTGGTATCAAACGGTTGTGGCGAAACCCACAGGATGCTGTCCGTGATCGGGTAGCCGATGGGCGAGGCAAAGATGCCGCCGCCGCTGGGCTTGGTCTGGGTGTATCCACCCGCTGCCACGTCGACCCATACGCTCTTGGTCGGGTCCATACCGGTAAAACCGGCCATCGGGCCAAAGAACACGGCGCTAACCGTGTCGCCATTGGCATAATCGCCGCTGACGTTCATCACGCCCTGGTTGTCATTGATCAGCACCGCGCAGCCGCGATACTTACCGGCGGCATCCGCGTCCGCTTTCAGGTAATCACTGCTGGCGTTCGGATACAACGCGGCACCGGCAGAAGCGGCTTCACCCAAAGTGACGGAACGTACCACGGCACCCGGCAGCGGCTTCATTAGAAGTTTATTGACAGTTAAAGCCATCTTCGATTACTCCTCGTTACTCAAAAGCAAGTCTGCTGACCGGCTCAGGTTAGATTGGTGTCCAACTGTAGGACGCGGTGTTGAATTGACCGGCCACGCCGTTCAAGCGCCGGTTGACGCCGATACCGTGGGTCGCCTTCAGGTTGATACCCTTCAAACGGGGAGTCAACGAGTTGGTGACGACCACATCCGGATACATGCCGAACATGCCGGGTGTGCCGTTCAAAGACAGCGGGTGAATGCGGACGGCGATACCGTTGTTCACATTATTCACGCCGAAGCTCTGGGTCATGAAGGTGTAGCCGGTGGGGATCAGCTCGTGATAGCGCACTTCAACCACCGCCAGATTGGTCTTGAAGTAACCGATCAGCTTGCCGGGGACGCCGTTGACTTCGCCGCCCACGTAGCTCAATGGGTTACTGCCGCCCTGCACGACGGTGATGTTGCCGGGGTTAATCGACACGAAGCCGGTCACCGCCGCCCAACTGTCGACATCGGCCAGTGAGATGTACTGGGTCATGGTCTGGTTGAAACCATGCTCGACCATCGTCTTGATCATCTGGTCACGCAGTGCCAGCAGATCCGCCGCAGTCGTGCCGGTATGCACCTGGAAATGGGTGTGCGATGTGGTGAAGTTGTTGGCGAGGTAGGGCGGAGGAATGAAGTTCACATTCGTGCCGGTACCAATCGCCCACGGGACGTCATAACCGCCGCCGATTGCGTTTTCCGCATTCGACAGAACGCGGTTGATGAAGTCGGCTTCCACACGGTAGCGGAAGTTGTCGGCCACTTCTTGCAGGTCGGCGTCGATTTGCGCTTCATAGGCGTCGCGCAGATATTCGTCTGACCAGGCCAGCGCGTCTTCGAAGTCGCCGATGGGCAGCATGTGCCCGGAGAGCTGGCCCTGAATCGGGTCACTCTGCGCGGCTTCGGTCTTACGCGGGGTCTTACGCGCACTGCCGCTGGTTCCGGCGCGGTAGCGGGCGAAGGTGTCGTTGGTCATGTAGGTCAGGCCGCCCCAACGCTCCATGATGGCTTGATTGACACCACCGACGGCTGCTGCCGCACGGGCGATGATTTCCTGTGGGTTCAGCCCGTTGCGGTTCTGAAAATTCAGAATACGCCCGGCATCCATACCCCCGACTGCAAAAATCAGGTCTGAGGCCAGTCTCGGCCCTAAAACTGCCATATCGATTACTCCCCTGTTCTCTTAAGGATTAGTTCTTCGCGTACTTGCGCGCGTATTCGCTTAGCTGCTCGTCCGTCGGCTTGAAGCCCGGTGTAAAGCCAGCGGGTTTGTCCTTGCCCGGAACGATGGCCGCAGGCCCGCTCAACGCGGCGACAACCGTCTCGGCCAACGTGCCGAACTCGTCGTCCCACAACTTCTTGGCGATCTCGGCCAGCTTCTCGGATTTCTTGTCGCTGCCGAGTTCACCCAGCACCGCCCGCTTGAAATTCTTGCGGAATGCCGCCACCTGCGACTTGCCCGCGTCGGTCTTCGGAGACCAGTTGGTCAGCTCGCCGACGGTGGTGTCTACGGCTGCGTCAAACGCCTCGGCCTGCAAGGACTCAAGCTGCTCGTGCATTTCGCGGATCTTGATGTCGATGGTCGCAAACGGCACACCCATCATCTCGGCCAACTTGGTTGCCATGTCGTGGTACATCACGATCATCGGCACAGCGTCCACATTCGGCCCCAGCGTGGTGCTGATCTCGGCGCAGATCTGCTTGTAGGTCGCCAGTTCGGCGATCTGAGTCTTCAGCCCTGCGTTTTCCTGCTCGACCTCGGCCACGCGTGCCGCCTTGACCGCCACTTCGCTTTCGCGGATGATCTGCTCACGAATCGGCTGTGGCACGTCGGCAGCACTGGTAATTTCACGTACGTCTGGCATTTTCTCGCCCTCCATCTCTCTGGTAATCACAAAACCGTGTTTGTTTTTCAACGCCGCCCGTTTGGTGGGGGCGAGATCAATTTGTTCGAGTACGAACTGCCGGGCCTTCCACGTTTTCTTGCCGCCCGTTTGATGCAGTTCCTTGATCGCATCGCCGAAAATCGACGTGGCGATATTGCCGCCGACCGCCTTTTTCCGGCGGATGTCCTCGCGCGTCACGCCTGGTGGCACATAGCCCTTTGCCCATAGGGTGTTATCGACCATCAGGTGGCCGATCCACAGCACATCGTCCGGAGGATTGGCCGTGCTGATTTCCGCGTCGGGGATATGGCCGCGGATGCCGCCGATGCCCGCGCTCATTTGCTCGGCAATCGCGCTCACCAGTTCCTCGTCATAGTCCAGGCCGTTGTCGGACACGCGTCCGCTTTCGGCAATCGGCAGCGTCACGTGGAACGGATCAACATCGCCTTGATAAAGAAGTGCAGTATCGACATGGGGATAGGTTGGAACATCGGGGAAGTCGCCCTTGAGCGGCTGAAGCTGTGTCTCGGCTATCGTTACCCGGTCAGGCATAGGTTGCTCACAACAAAAAAGGCGGATGCCCGACCCATGAAGAGTCGCACATCCGCCTCGCGGAAATTTTGAATTAACACAAAGTATAGGACAAATGTTCGTTTAATGCAAGTGGTTAGGGCTTAATCCTCTATACCGTCGTATTTGCGTTGTGCAAAGACAGTTGCATATGGTCGCGAACATCTTTGATAATCTGATCCAAACCGTGCTTCGGCTGCCATCCCAGTTCACGGATCGCCTTCGATGCATCCGGGAATTTGTTCGCCGCTTCGGCAAATAGTGGGCCGTGAATCGTCTTGGGATCGATGTGGTTGATCCCGACAACTTTGATAAGATTCTGGGCGCGGTACGCCAATTCACCTATCGTTGTTCTGTTCGCCGGATTGCCGAGGTTATACACCTCGCCGCTCACGCCCTTCTCCATCGCCAGCAGCAGCCCGTCCACGATGTCGGCCACATGTGTGAACGCCCGTATTTGGCTGCCGTCGCCGTACACTGTCAGCGCTTCACCCTTGAGCGCCTGCTCAACAAACCGCGCGATCACGAAGCCGCCCTTGCTGCCCTGCCGTGGCCCGGCCACATTAAACGGGCGAACGATCACCGCTTGCAAATCGCTGACCTTCGTTGTGTTGATCAGCGCCGTTTCCATCGCCAGCTTTGCCACCGCATATTCCAGCCGCACTGTCGTCTCAGCCTGGATAATGCGCGGCATGTCCTCGGCGCACAAACCTTGCTGCCCGCCGCCGTACACCTCGCTGGTCGATACATCCACCAGTTTGGCTTTGCTGCGTCGCGCCAGATCGATGACCGCATACGTGCTGTCGGCGATTTGCTTGACAATGTTTCCAGCGTGCGCCAGTACGCCTACCGGCCCCACTGGTGACGCCAGGTGATAGATTTCACCCATCTTGCCGAAGTGATGTAAAATATGTTCGACGGCTGAACCGTCCCAAAAGAGCTGCTGCTCGTAGGGAGTCCCGTCGTAATGAGCCGGACTGATCGCGTTGCTTCGTAGATCATCGACTACAAATACCCGGTGCCCCTGCTCCAGCAGCCGATCCACCAGATGGCTCCCAATAAACCCCAGCCCGCCGGTGACGAGTATGTTCTTAAGCATGATCCAGTTCCACCAATCCCTTGAAGAAATTGTAGCCACTGACCACTTTTATATAGTCGGGTGAGTAACCAAAAGGGCTTCGCTCGATGAATTGTGAATCCTTATAGATGCCAACTTTCACAACCCCAATTCTTTCTGAAACCACCAATGCAGGCCACATTGTTTTATTCGGGATGTGCGTGAGCGATGGGTTTTCCTCGCTGACCAATGCGACAAACGGCGGTTCAAGTTCATGTTCTAGCGCCAAATCAACCATTTCACATAGGTAGTCGATAAACAAACGCATCTTACGCCGCCTTCTGCATCAAAAACCGGAACATCGCTTTGACCATGATCGCATTTGTCATCTCCGGCGGCAGCGTCACCGGCGTCAAGCGCTCACTCAGTTCCTCCAGCGCACCGTCGAATGTCGCATCCTTGAGCGAGATGCCGACGAAATCGGCTAATTCCTGCTCAAATGCCTCATTGCGAATTTCCGGCGACAGCTCGAATACTTGCACCCTGCCGGAATTGCTTGCCAGCAGTGCATGGATTTCGTCACGGTCGGGGAATATCAGAATGACCTCTTCCTTATCCACGTGGCACATCCCTCTCAATCTGCCTTAGAAGATAAAAATATAGTTGTTCGCTCTTACCAAGAATTTGACCGGATTTAGCGGCATTATTATGAACAGTGACATACACTTCCCCGTAAATAGTTGACATCCGGCGGTGAATAACAGGGGCAAGCCCTGTGTCCGGATGAGCCATGACATAATAAGGCGGTTTACGATTAAGAAGTGTATCTTCGGAAATGATTCGGCATAATTCAACGATTTGATTAGGCGTTTCCTTATCCACGTGGCACATCCTCTCGATCATGTCGCCCATAGGGAGCGTGTCTGAATTGCGGGTCGATATACCACGCCCCCTTCAACGCGTAATACTCAATCGCCCAGGGGTCGCCATCATCAAATGGGATGACAAAGCGCTCCCCCTCCGTATGTGCCGCTCCCCACTTCCGGCGGTAGTACGCCAGATTAGCGTCATACCAGTGGTTGGTTTGCTCCAGCAGCCCCGGCACAGTGACGCTCGTCTTGCTTCCGGCGTGGATCGCCGCCGTATCCTCAACCACAAACACCGGCAGTCCCGACAGGTTCAATCGGCGGCTCCAGTCGATGTCCTCCCAATAGATCGGCCATATGTTTTCGTCAAACGCGCCGATGATCTTCCACCCTGTTTTGGTGATGGCCGTCAGTCCGAACTCCATCGGTGTCCGCTGCCCCGTTCGCAGGTCAATCCCCATCGCCTTCACCAGCGCACAAAACGGATGCGCCACTGCCGCTTCAGCCACGCGCTGCACATCGCCGGGACCGGGCAGCATGTCGTCATTGATAATCATCGCCACGTCCGCGCCATCCGCATACGACGCCTCGATGCCCTCATTCCACGACCGGGACAAGCCGCGGTTAGTCTTGTAGGGGTAGTAGACAAGGTTGGGATAACGCTCAACCAGTGTGTCACAGGCCTGCACCACTTCAGGAATATCACTGTGCAGGAACAACCGCCACTTGATATTCGGGGCATCGGCAGCCGCAAACAGTTTCAGCAGATCGTCGGCCAGCCCGTAGGCAATTACCGTGCATTGGATGTTAATCATTTTCACCTGCGTTCAGCTCGTACTTTTCAACAAGCGCTTCAAGTCCCTCGACATCCGCTTCGAGGGTGTTTAAGGCCTCGGAAAATGCCCGCGCTTCATTCTGATCACGGAATACCGCCTTAAACCGCTCCGGCGTTTCGGTGTCAATAACCCGCCACCCGCCCACAGTCGGAATCAGTTTGTAATTCCCGCCTGAATTGTCGAGATCGTACACGTCGTCAGAGAACATTTCGTCAAACATCGACTTGCCTCTATTGCGGCTTCAATTGGGATGCCAGCGGGCCGCTTGCAATCAACAGCCCGCTCGTCAATCCGGCAGCGATCGACCGCGCCGCCTGTTCGTTAAGTGGCACAGTCACTTTGATGCCCTGCTGGGTGATGAACTGCAAAAACTTGAAACCCGGTTGTCCAGGAATATCACCAATCGTAACCTGCGCCTCGCTCAAAACAATTTCCATGCTGATGTCTCTCCTTGACTCATAGGTTAATGCCGCGCCGTGCCCTATACGTAAGGTGCACTTTCTCCAACCACAGCCGGATCAAGCGGCTGATCACCCACGAACGGGTAATGCTCTGGATAATCTTCGACCGCGAATCCCTCCGGCAGCCGATCCAGCGGCGGCAGCCCGTCTCTGACACGGTGAAAATTTAGCCCCTTCAACGTATACCAATCACGCGGCTTGATGTGGCTGTAATGAAACATCGGCACATCCATACACCGTAACGCCTGGTCCGGCGAGAAGCTCGGTGTGCTGTCCAGCGCCCCCACGTGCCGGATGCCCTGCCCCAGTCGCCACACCCGTTCGTGGAAGTCGGGGAAGTACGGCGCTTGCGGGGCATAGTGCCGCCGGTCTTTCACAAAATTGAACGTCGGGAACCGTAGTGCGAAGTTCTTAGCATTGCTCATCAATCGCTTCATCTGGTCGATGTGTGCCGGAAACCATAATTCATCCGGCGCGGTCAGCAGAATAACGTCATATCCCATCCACTCAGCCAACTGGATCACCGCGTTTTCCTGATCTCTCGGCTTCCAGTCCCACGGACGATGCACAACGGTTGCTCCAAACGACTCGGCCACCGCAACACTGTCATCGGTAGAGCCACCGTCGATAATGACACAACCGTCTACGCTTGAAGCACTGAGCAATACAGGCAAATGTAAACGAAGCCACGCGGATTCGTTCATCATCATCATCGCTATGCACATCTTCATAGCGTTATGGAACTCGGCGGATAAGCCGCCGGTTTCGGCTCCGGTGGCGCTGGACGTACGCTGTCCACAAATGTCCCGCCGTTAATGCGTGTCCGCGCGGACTCTGGAAGCTTACTGACGCTCTCAAGAAATGCCTTTTGTATTGCTTCGGGATCCCACGTCAAACTCTCGACATCAAATGGGCCGATCACATCGCAGCACAATTCAGCCGTGACCCTTAGCGCCTGCTGGATAATCTTGACCGGATCACCTAAGCCGGACGCGGCTACAGCTCCCATTGCGAACGGCGCACCGCTTCCAATCGCATCAAACCGGCGCACAAATGAATTAATCTGGCAGTTGGACGACATGCGGTACAGGTTGCCGCGGTAACCGATCAACGCGCCGCCGGAGAAACTCGCTTCGCCATCCTCGTCGCGCTTGGTCGTCAGTCCGGCCAGCAGATTCCGCACTTCTTTGGCAAAGACCGTGATCAGGTATTGCAGATCGGTTTCGCCTTCCATGTGCTGCAACCGGCTCAGCTTCAGCTCATACTTCAACGCCTGCATCACCAGATGGCTGCCGCTCGTGCCCATCAGGATTTCACCGATGCGGAAGATTTTTGACTCTTCCGAGACCAGCCGGTTCCAGCCATCAATCGCCGAACGGTCGCCGCCGATGTACACATCACCTTCATACACAATGCCGACTATGCAGGTCATTGAACCAACTCCATAGGCAACACGAGAACACGAGAAAAGACTTTACTTGGTGGAAAGAAGCCTTGAGCCTTGAAATTCTCACGAATGGTGTGCCAACCTTTGTCATCAACCACATCGCCCCATTGCACGTCTTTGTGTTCATCGCACACATAGACAAGTGGCGTTGAAGTTGCCGCGCTATCTCTGGCATTTGCCTTTAGTTCGAGCACCACTTTATGCGTCGCCGCATGGGTGCATCCAGACTTGCTACAGTTCATCTATTGTCACCTCACCTGTTGGATAAACCCATCATACGCCGTGATTTTTACAGAATAAGCAATGACTTAGGCTGCCGCAACCTCTTCCTGATGGCGTCGCCACCACTCATAGAACGCCGCCCCCAGCAGCAGCCACAGCAGCGTATCATCGGCAGCCGGGGTGATCGGCGCTTCACCGCCCTCTTCCATCCATGCCCGCAGCTCATCCGTCACCTGCTGCGGAGTCGCCGTCACCACCGACATGAGCGAACAAAGACATTGCGGATGTGCAGGGTAACTCGGCACACTGTATAAATCGTAGGGTTCTTGCAGCCGCCCACCGCCCATGCCTACCGTAGCCAGCGAATCACATACGTCCATTTTCGGATGACTGGCGCTTAACGCCCAATCCATACCACTCACATACGGATTCAGCCGCGCGCTGATCTGCGTTGCCCAGCCGTGCGCCCGCGTGATCTCTGTCCGGCCCAGCACCATCCCGCGGTAACTGGCATCCCGCCCATACGGCTTATCCGTCCGCATCGCCGCCCTGCCGGGAAGCATGAACTGCTCCGACTTCTTGCTGATATTAAACGCCGAATTACCGTTGCGAATCTGCTCGGCGATCATGGCGTCCAGCCGTGCCCGCATATCGCCATCCGTCCGCCAGATCCGGTCACTCAGCCGGTAGCCGTTGGGATCGACCCACAGGTGCAGCGGATCGTATTCGGCGAAGGCGTTGGGGATGAAACCGGAACCCAGCCGCGCCGCCACCGAGATCAACTCGGCCACCTTCTGCGGACGCTTCGCCCCTTGCAGCCAGACGAACACATCATCGGGTATGTGCCGTTTCATCCACTGCTGGTGATTACGCACCGCCTTAACCGTCACACTCGCGACCCACCTATTCATCAATGTGGCGAACGGCGACAGCGGCGTGCCTTCATCCTCGGCATAGGCATGGCGTCCGTCGTATCCGACAAACACACGGTCGATAATCGTGCCAATCGGCGCTAACACCTGCCGTTCGCGCTTCGGATCGATCTTGCCGTCTGGCCCTGCCGAGCGCAGCAGCACGCCGCTGATCTGCTCGACCGCCGGACGCAGGATCGCCTTATACCCTTCGCGGAAACCCTTCTGGGCAATCGGCAGCGCACGTGTGCCGGGAATCACTTGGGGCATTCGTTACCGTCTCCCCCTTCTATTCGCCAGCGCCTTCTTATGCATCATCTTTTGCACATCCTTATCGGCATCGCCGAACGGATCATATTCCCGCGCCACCTGCACCACCCGGTCAGCAGATACTTTCAGCGCGTCCTTGTACCCGCCGAAGCCGATCAGCAGCCCGTAGGTCACGGCCACTGCGTTCAACGTCGCCGGTGCAGGCGCACGTTTGGAATAGACCGCCGGTTGCGCGTGAAACGTCTTTTCGACACGCTGGCGCAGATCTATCATCTGAATATGCGTTAAGACAAAGGTATTGCAGATGGAAACCATGATGGCAATGTAATTCTTGGGATCGAAGGTTTCCCACGGGGTTGCAGACGGTTCGCTTTGCTGCACAGGCGCTAACAATTCCATTCGGCTGGCCTCCGGCTGTTTGGTGAAAAGGTCTACATCCACTATACGCCGACTTTCAGGCACAATCGGCAATCACTTTGGATGAATAATCGCGTCCCATAACCGGCCTAACGCCTCATGCAGCTCGTCCATTTGCTGCTTAAAGGTCTCGACCGCTTCCTGTGCCGCCGGATCATCGGAACGCTGCATCGCTTGCCACGCCCAACGGATCAAGAACACAACCGTTGCCGCTACCAATACCGCCAACGGGATCGACATCAGGCAGCCGGGTCTTGCGTTACGGGATCGGTTGCATCGGCAGCCGCGTTCACCGCTGCGTCAAACGTATCCTGCTTTTCGGTCATCTGCGCTTTAGCGTTTTCCACCTCGGCGGTCGAGTCCTCAATCCGGCCCGACATATCGACATACGTTTCGTCAGTGATTACACCGTCCTGATGCAGCGCCTGTGCCCACTTGAGGTTCAGCTCGTCGTTGGCTTCACCCAGCGCCGACCATGCCACCCGCACCGGGGCCACAATCACCTGCCGGTCAAACAGCGACCGCGTCCGCAGCCAGATGTCCATCAGCTCATGAATGCCGCCCTGTGCCGACAATCCCAGCAGGTCATCGCCGCCCATACCTTCCAGCGCCAGCCGCTGCCCGGCAATGTGCATATAAAAGGTCTTCATCTGCTCACTGGCCGATGCCCGCGCCTGCCCCAGTTCGCCGCCCCACACCACCTCTGGAATCCGCAGGTGTTCGAGGATCAGCAGGAACATCAGTTTCAGCATGGACTTAAGATCGTCTGTAAAGCCGCGTACCGGCGACACAAATTCAAACGCTTCATTAACCTTGATCATGATCGTGGCGAAGCGGTCGAAGCTGATGCGCTTGCGTGCCCGCGCGGTGCCGGACTCGTCGGTGTACAGTTGGTCAATCGGCTCGGCGTTCGCGTCTACCGCGTCATCGATGTCATCCAGCTTAAACACCGGGATCGGATTCGCCATGATCTCGGCAGCGTCCATGCCCTTTTCGCTGATGCCGTCGTAGCGGTCGAACAGGTGCAGCAGTCCCTCGTACATCGGCCTGCCGTGTGTCTCGTTGGCGCTGCGGTCGTTGGCGAAGTGTACCACCGGCAGCTTGCCGATCAGGTTTTCGTATTCCTGCTTGACGCTCTTTTCACCGGCCACTTCCCAGCCGTCCGCCAGCAGCGTCGCCAGGATGGTCCGGTCGGTGCCGTTACTGGTGACCGTGATCGTGCGCCCGTCCAGCCGGTACTCATCGACAATCTCATAATTCTCGCGTTTGGTGCGGATCGTGCAGCGCTCGGCCACCCGGTAATCCATGCCGGTGTAATCCATCTTGACCATCTCCGGCGACGGGACGCTGAAACTGCCATCGGGATTGACCACGATATACTGATCACCCAGCCCCTTCAGGTCAGTGACCATCGTCAGCATCATGCCTTTGATACGCTGTGCCAATCGCCCTAACAGTCCGTTGGTGTAATCGACGGCTGCCGCATTGCTGTTTTCTTCGGCCAGCGCCACCTGGAAGCCCTCGCCCACGATCCAATCGGCTTTGATCTCGGCTGCCGGTTTGGCAAACAATGACGCCATCTTAAGACCGGGGATCACCGCGCGTCTAAACCGGTCCCAGTAGAAATAGTCGGGGGTAGTTTCATCGACATTGTTGGTGGTGCGGAATATCGACCACAGATTGCTGCCGTTGACCACCCGCCCGATGATTTCCTTAACCGTCTGCCGACCCTGACTCACCCGCTCTTTGATTGCCACCATATGCGCCGCCTGATCTAACGAACAAATTTTCTACAGTATAGCACAAGTCTCACCTGAATTGTCTACCGTCCGCCCCAGAAGTTTGTCTGTACCTGGCGCGGTCGCGGCTTGGTCGGAGCCGTTGCAGTCAGAAACAGATAGCGCACGCAGTCCATGCCATGATTGTAAGCATCGACCGGAACTTCCTTGTTCGGTCTGCCGTCTTTGCCATCCGGCCAAACGTAGCTTCCAAATTCTTGCTCTGTACAAACTGGCTGAGTGTCGCCGGGGTATTCGCGGTACAGCTCCCTATCGGCTTCCACAAGGCATTCTCTAAAAATGTATATACCCGGCTTACCGTCGCCTTGTTTTTTGAGCCTGTCCTCGACTTTCTGAATGCCCCGGCTAATCTCCTTCTTTGCTGCGATAGTCTTAATGCCGTTTTCTGTCAGTGTCGCACGATCTTCAGCATCGTGATCAGCTATCGTAGCGACATAAGATTCACCCGCACTTAACTTTCTAATTTGGGCCGCGTGAACTTTCACTGTCCGATGCGTCATGTAGATTTCACGATAAAGATAGAACCGGCCATCGTGATCTCTCGCCCACCATTGGCATACGAACGGATTGGTATAACCGAAGTCAATCACGCGGTATCGTGCCCACTCTGCCGGAATCTCAAAGGGATCTATCACATGGGTTTCGGGATCAAAATTGTCGTACACCTGCCCTTCGGCAGATACCCATAGACCCTTGCGGCCACGCTTATAGCGCAACCCGGTCAGCGAGTCCAAGACCTTCATGGTCTTCTCGCCGTGTTCTGTTATTTCACCGGTCTGCTGGTTGTAAAGGCGCGGATTGTGTTCATGTCGCTGTTGAAATAAGCGAATCTCCTTGCGGTTCTTGATCCAGTGTGTCGGGACATCAGGATTGCAGTCTGCTAATACCTGTGTGTAAGGCGCATTGCCAGCTCTTCCGGTTGCACGGCCTATCAGTTTCTCCCAATCATCTAATGAAAGTTCTTCGGCTTGATTGACGTAAATGAAATCGTATTCTGCTGACAGCACTTTACCGGCCTTATCGAGGCCGCCAACGATCAACCGCGAACCATTAGGATAGAGGTAAAAATCCGGGTGTTCACCACCATATTTGATGATTTGGCTTCGTTGGTCGTCTGGCTTGAATGGCAGAACCTTGGTTTCGTAAGTGACGACTGCCGACTGCACAAGACTTTTATAGGTCTTGCGAACCATTAGCGCCCTTGAATTTGGATATTTACAGAGTAGTGCGTGAAGTTTTGTTAACGCCGCAAAGGTCTTGCCGGTTTCGTATGGACCCTCAAGAATAGCCTCGGTGCCTTTATAGGCCCAGAACTCGCGAGCAGCGCCGTAGAACTTAGGGCCATTGGCTTCATCTTGATAGACCGCGATGCTCAAAGTTCATCCATGTCCATTCCGGTAATCAGTACGGGGATTGGTTCGCCATCCTTGCCGGTGATTTCATGTTTGTCGGTAAATAATTTGTGATGCTTGCCGAGGAGTTCTAGTGCCGATTGCGCATCGTACAGCTCTATCGAGTCAATGTACACGAACGGCTCCGGGGGCGGCACAAGCGCCTCTTGGATCACTGAAGTGGGCTTTTTCTTTTCGGGCTTAAGTGCGAGCGCTTCCAGCTTTAATTTCTTGACCAGCCACGCCTTGGGGTGACGTTTTAATTCCTCCGGCGTCAGCATCATGAATTCGCGCATATCACCTCTTGCAAACTCGCCCAACCGAAACAGGACTTCATCGGCTGTCATTTGAGTCTGCTTCATCCGCTCTTCGATATACGCCTTCACCAGCGGATCGCTTAAAATCTCGCTGGCTGTGACCGCCGCCCGTTTCTCACTAAAGCCTGCTGTTATCGCCGCAGCCTTGCCGTTAAATCCGTTAGCAAGATAAGCTTCTGCCAGTCGCCGCCGCTTGAATGATAACTTTTTCTGTTTTGCCATTACGTCTTGTTACGCTTCTCACCGAACACTTGTGCTGATTATAGCACTGTTTTTGCCCCTAATCGGCAATCAAAAACGCTCCAAACGGAGCGTCTTGATATGCTGTCCAGTTACAGCCGGTCTATCGTTACTGGGTGAACGTTCACGTCGTTCCGGCACTGACGTTTATAAGGAAGGGCGCGGTGAATAATGTGAACCGCTTGAGGAGGAATTATGGACTGCCGCGCCCGTTGGGGGATCTCACTCCCTTATTTAAGAACATTTGAGCGGTATTGTCAAGCGATTGCCCAAAGTCATTGCCGATTTCCGAACGGAGGTACATTAGAATGAAAACGGATAACGGAGGAATGATCCGCGATTGATTCGTATTACCTGTTTCCCTGAAGAGCTGATCCTGCCGGTGGTCTATGCAATTGACGCCAGAGACTTGAACCACGTCCGGCGCACCATTCCGCTTGCACGCCTCGTGCCCACCCAGTCCGAGCTGGTGCCGTCCATCCTCGACCATTATCGGCAGCGCAGCCGCATGACCGACGAAGACAACGCCCTACCCTACGGCATTTGCTTTGCCGGTTCGGATACAGTCTACATCACCAACGGTCATCACCGCTGGTATGTGTGCCGCGAGCGTGGCCGGAAAGCGCTCCGCATGTGGGTACACTTCCACCCCTCGCCCCTGCGCGAGTCGTTGTTAGCCTGCTGCTGCCCGTCCGTGCCGGTTCCCGCACCTAAGAAGCTGGTTCGCGCGCCGCTCCGGGCATCCGGCTACCAGCAGCTTCAACTCGCCTTCGGCTAATCCCCTTATTCATCATTCCAGCACTGACAATCCCCGCTGTCTGCGTGGCACACGTGACAGTTGTCAGCCGCCAAACTCACGACCAACGCAATCTGATCACTGCTTAACTCCGGCAGTAATTCGGTTGCAGTCGCCCATAATTCAGGAAAACTCAAAAGACATTCGGCAGCCGAACGGATCTCAATCTCAAACGGTTTAGGTGCTTGCATCAATCCCCCAACTCCTTATCCTGTGGCGGGTCAATCATTCGGGCGATTTCCTTCCAAGAGTTGAGCTTGACAGTCACCTCACCCCACGGTTTGGAATCGGCAGGAAAGGTGACAGTATTGTTAGACTCGTCTTTTGGCTTGCCCGTCGTTTCCGCCTTCCGCGCATACCCGCTGCTGCCTTCGCTGCTATTCGCTTCCCATTGGCTGTAGTCAACGGTGATCTTGTACGCGATCCCGTCACGAAACCAAACGGAATCCCCCGCTTTGATCTTTTCACCGGCAACAATCCCATCCTGCCGACGCAGGCGCTTCATCAGCCGACGCCAAAGGTGTTTCAGCTCAAAGATCATTTTCGGCTTGCCTTCCCGTTAAACGTATCAAAGTCGATCTCGTTATTGCGGACAGCCGCTTCGACCGCTGCCCAGCATTCGGCTTCGGTTGCCGGACGCGGCGACGATGGAAATACCCAAAACACGCCGTTGCGCCCGTGGGGATAGAGATACGCGGCCCAATGATTGGGATCAGGTACTTGAGCGCTGGACAGTCCCATTTTCAGGTTGTTGTGTATATCAAACTGCTCAACACGGAACCCCAACGCCTTAAGCGCGTCACGCTCTTTTTGATCAATCATTTTTTCTTTTGCACTTTCCTCGATTGCCGCATCAATCCAACCATAAAAGCGTTTCCGTCAGCATCGGCGCATGGCCCGTTGGAAACGCCGGAACGATGGCCCGCCAACTAACTCGTACCGCATGAGTGCCAAAGCGTTCGATTTTAAACCCGCGCCCATTGGCCTGTTGTATAAAATCATTACCGTCGGACGTTCCGGCATCCGGCGTCAGGATTGTGGCACCACGCTCCGTACAATCGCTTTCCGCCCACTCAATCACGGATTGCACGCTGTGTTGCACTAGACCGATAACCTGCATTACATCATCCATCTTTACGCCGCCTTCCGTCACCCGCCTCAAGCAACCCCTGCGCTTTATACATCGCCTCATTGTAAGACATATCGCCACGGGCAAATGCTTCGACAAATTCACGCAGCAGTTTTTCATCGGCAGCATGTTTTGTATTCGCGGCCAGTTCCGGGTGCGCCTTCACATATTCGTCATGCACCCGCCGCTCAAGTTCAGTCTCCATCTCAGCTTTGGTAGCCCTATGTACCTTAAGCGTCTCTTCAATTTCACTGATGGCATTTTCGTGGTATTTAATGTATTGCATCAATTCAGGGGTCGTCCTATCCTTGAATTTGCCATTTAGATCATCCATCGTCAACCTCCTCTACGCCAGCCGCCACCATTTGCCGCGCGGCTTCCGCACCAGCACCCCGGCGGCTTCCAGCTCCACAAAGAAATCATACACCCGGCGCTGCTTGTAGCCTAGCAGTTCGGCCACCACTGCCGTCCGCAGCAGGGTGCCGCGTCCCAGCTCACGCAGCACCGGCAGGATGACACACTCGACATGCGGCGACATTTACCCGCCACCGTCCCGATAGCGCAGGTACCACTGAGGCCGCGCCTTGAGTTCGGCCACCGGAATCGCGTGCAGCCAGGCGTTGTATTCGCGCTCGGCGGCAATCCGCGCTTCACGGTCGCCTGCCTTGAGCTTTTCCGGATCGAAGAACAGCTGCACCTGCTCGCGTTCAATGAAATCCATCTGCTGCGCGTCCTGTGCAAAGTACGGCGCATAATCCGGCCACTTAAAATCACGGACATTGGTCAGCCGCTTATACACCATCTCTGTCCGTTCGTTGGGCGGGATGAAGGGCATCCCCAGCACCGCGAACAGATCCTCTTCGCTGGCAATCCGCAGCCGCCGCTTGTCATCGGCCACCCATGCCTTGCCATCGTGCCGCCAGTTGCGCGAGTACCAGCCGCAGCCACCCTGGAAGCGAATTGGCGCGTTGACGTGCTTCAGCCCCAGCCAGTTCATAATGTACTTGTTGGCTTCTGACGGTCCAGTTCTTAAAACGTATTGATACCCAAATCCGTCTTCGGTCGTCATAAACAACTCGCACTTGATGCCGCCGAAGATCAGCCCGCGGTAGCTGCTGCCCCAACGTTTGGTGCGCTTCTCGCCATACAGCGCATATTGAGCGCGCCCGTATTCGATCAGTGTGTCCGTCAGCGGCAGCAAATCCGGCGTCGGGATGATCACCACTTCGGCATCATGGACTTCGAGTTTTCCGCGTCTTACCGAGCCAGCAACCTCGATGCGCTCACAGGCCGGACGCAGCAGCTCAACCAGCTCGCCGATGATCTGCCGGGCATCTTCGAGCCGGATGGCCGGTCGCCGTTCCTCCAGTTGCGGGATCATTTGATGTTCCCCTGATCGACTTGATCGGCCAGCAGGCTGTCAATGATCTTGAGCATCACAGCATCCGTGATACCGTCATTCGGCACCGATGCATCAGGACTAATAACGTAGGCCTCTGCAAAGTCGTGAAACTGAGTCAGCAGTTGGCGCAGCGGCATCACCTGCGGCGAAACAGGCGTGACTTTTTCGAAGGGGACAGCGGGCGGTTGCTCAGGTGCGAACGCCACAAAGATTTCACCGTTGAATTCGAGCAGTTTGCATTCGAAGTCTGGCATTACTATTCCTCCACACTTTGCAAAACAGATTGCACAACGTCTTTTCCGAACTCGGCCATCTCATGTAAAACTTTGAGCGTAGCAACGCAGTCACTCAGCGCCGAGTGTCCACCGTTGAGCTTCTGCCACCGGTAGCTGCCATCACGTCGGCGTTCACCGCACCACTCGGCATACGGCACCATCACGTCGACCGCCTCGAAGTCCCACCGCGGCAGGCTGTAGCGCTTGCGGTCACCCCTCAACATGCCGGTATCATAGGGCGCGTTATAGATCAGCACCGTCTTACCGTGCAGCATATGGAACAAATTGGCATACACCTCGGCGAAGGTCGGCGCATCCTCCAGCATCTCTGGCCGGATACCGTGAATATCGGTCGCACAGATCCCGCTTTCGCCACGCTCCAGCATCCGCTCCGGGTGCAGCGGCTTGATCCGGGTATCCAGCAGCGTCTTTCCGCGTCCATCGATGACCGCCAGTTCAATGATCTCGTTATAGCCTGCATCCAGGCCGGTTGTCTCGCTGTCGAGGATGCGGATCGTGTCGTCATCGGCGGCACACTGCGCCAGCACACCCCGTGCCCAATCCCGCGCGCTGATATGATCGCCGCATCGTTCGCAGTAATCATCCTGAAGCCGCTCCTTACGGTAGCCGCAGCGCGGACACAGCCGACGGGCCGCAATCTTCCTGGCGACTTCGGACCGCATAGCCTTTTCCTCATCGCTCAGCACCCGTTTCGGTGTCGCCGTGTTACGGTCATACAGAAACATCAGCCCGTTGGGTGATTTCTCGCGCTGCACCGCACCGGCTGGCGCGGGCAGCAGCTTCGGCGCGGTACTGAACCCGGCATCGTTCAACTGTTTTTTCGTCAGCAGATGCTCCGGCCATTCACCCCACCGGTAGATTTTCACACCTGGGCATTTGCTCACCGGTATCGCTGCCCATGATCGACCGCACAAGCTACAGATCACGCCGCCGGTCACCGTCTGCAAATCGTGTGCCACCAGCTTCCAGATCATGGCCGCTCTCGCTTCACCGGCCTGCCGCCTGCGTTGCTGAAGCCGCAGCTGGGGCAGTAATAGGCGCAGTCTTCCAATACGTCATTCAGTCGCCGGTCGACATCTACCACCTGATACGACAGATAGAACTTGCTCCGGCATCTGGCGATTGGGCAGCGCTCCTCAAAGCGGATGCGCTGCGCCCCTGGCTGCCACAGTAGCAGTTTGCGAATGGCCCACTGCTTCAGTGTCTCGTTTTCGCGGTCGATGCGGCTCAGCAGGTTCAGCACCCGCCGCTGCCGGGTTTGATCGTCCATTTGAGTCATTTAATCTAACCTTCTTCCTGCGTGGGAATACGCTGAATATACTCTCTCATCAGCGCGCAGTATCGACTTGAAAATTCGCATACGGCAAGCGTTTTCTCTCTAGTAAGATCAAGTAGTATCTTGTCCATTGCCATTTCAAATTGAGGTTTGTCGCCGGTAAAAATATACTTCTCCATAGTGTCAATAAGTAGAATAACGGCTTGATAGTCATCAAATCCCTTGATCATCTCAATAGAGTCTATGCACAATGAAAACCACTCGCCGTGTTCGTTTTCCTTGGCGCATAGAAGATGAAACCACCACTCTATCCTATGCGCGTCTAATGCGTTCTGGCATCTGACAGTATGCTCGACACTGATGCTCAATTGCTCAGCCCGCCGTGCCACATTGTGACTCATGCCAATTTTCCACAATCCCGTAATGGGATTCTTTCCTAAATAGACTTCACATGCTTTCGGATAAGCCCTGATTAGTCGCCGAATAATCAGATGTACGGCTTGTGGTGAAACGCTTACTCCGCTTGCATCGCGAATTTCCGTATTCTTGCCGTTAAAAATAACTGTGTACTGCTGCTCCATCTTGTCCTCCTGTAACATTCTTCTCCTGAAATACTGATGGTCAGGCGGTCAGGAGTACCGCTTTTTGGGAGCGACCCTAGACCATCAGTTTTATTATATCTGTAAGAACTTGCGTTCAACTTTCGCAAAGATTAGTGCATTATTTAATGCGCCTGGACACGATCTCGCGTATCTTTTGAGCTGAATCCATGAATAGGTCTAAGTGCTCCACAAAAGACTTTTGACTCTCCGGACTTAGTTGATCAAAGTGGTCATATTCGTTTGCAATGTATTCGGCATTGCTTCGCAAGTACGTGATCTCTCTTGATAAATTCGGTAGCTTATTCTCAGCCGGTAACGCTTTTCGCTTTGGATTTAATTCGTCGAAGTCACCTAGTCGCTTCCGTTCCTGCATCGCGTGGTACAGCCATTGGATTGCCGCTGGTGATTTATACTCAACAAGAAAAACCATATCGCGCTTCATATCGGCCACACGTATTCCAAAAAACGCCGCATAGTTAAGCCACGCACTTTGCAGATCGCGATCTATGAGTTTGGAAATGGTTCGGTGATGGGCAAAGCTGACACGTTGATTTCGAATCAACGTCGGCATAGACCGGGCAATAGAGGCATACACCTTGATCGTGTCCGGCTCATAACCGAACTCCGCAGCAATCACCTTATACTCTTTGCCAAAGACTTTATTGGCGTAGTCAGCCCAATCGCCCAGATTCCACGAGACAACCGAGTCGAGATCCTTGAGCACATTGCCGACATCTTCCCATTCCGGCTCTTCCACTCCATCCGGTATTACCATCCCCACTGGCGTCATGGTGAAGCGCTTGTAGGTCATGGTGCCGTCGTCGTGGCGCTGGATGGCGTTTTCGTGGTAGACAACTTGAACCTGCCGGGTACGTCGCTCCGGCAGCTCACTCAGTCCAAACACATCGGCAGCCCCCGGCACCGGATCAGATTGGCCGCGCTCAACCTCTGCCATTGAATCGTTGAACTTGTCAGCCATTTTGCGCGACCCCCACTTCTGCCAACGCCGCCTGCATGATGACATTGAATTCACGGACGGCAGCCTTGGCCTGGCGGCGCGTGTTGTAATCGTCAGCCGGTTCATAGGCGAAGATCGACTGCCGGAGCTGCGCCGCCTGATCCCAAACGGTCAGCTTCCGCATCGCGGGGAAAACGTTGTAGTGATCGTCGTACTTGCCGCGCACATAGCCGAAGTTGGATTGTTCGACACGGGCATTGGTAGCAAAGCAGTTGGGAGCGATGCCCAGCACGACCCCCGGCTCGTACCCCTTGTCCCGTCCCTTTTCAGCCGCATTAGCTAAAAATGAAATCGTCATGGCGAGGCTTTGAAGGCTGAACATCTGGAGCGTCGTCGGCAGGATGACAAAGTCGGACGCGTAATACACCCCGGCATGGGTTTCTGTCGCGCCGGGTGACGTATCGATCACCACCACATCCGCCCAACCGTCCAGTTCCTCAATCCGTTCACAGATCAGCGATGGGGTGGCATCGTTCTTATCGACCAAGGCTTGAGACTGATTAGACGGCACCAGAAACAGCGGGCAATCCATCCCGCTAAACCGGGGCGAAACCGGCTGCACCACGTCTTTGAATTCATGGTCGGCAAGGATCAGGTTATAGATGCCGGGGGCAGTGCTGGCACGCATGATAGTGGTGCTGTTGGCTTGAGCATCCATGTCGAGATGGACGGTTCGCAGCCCGCTGCGCGCAAATCCGGCAGCTAGATTGACCGCTAGACTCGTCTTCGTAATACCACCTTTGAATCCCAAGACAGAAAATACTTTCATAAAGCCTCCTCAAGCTTGTGGCGAAGTCATCGCCCTATTGCCCAGTCTTTTTCAGATACTCCTGCCGCAGCGCCTCATCGGCGTCCATCAGTTTGCGGATCTCCAAGATGTGCCGCGCCATCGCATTCCGGCCTTTCGCCATATCGAACTCGCCGGTATTGCGTGCCTGCATCCAGTAGGTCGGATCGAGCATTACGCCGATTGAATCGAACTGTCTGACTGACTGCTCACATTCTTCGACGTGTGCTTCCAGATCGGCGGTCGGGATCAAGCCGATTTGCTGCACAAGGTTTGTCAGAAAGAATTCCAAATCATCTTTATCCATGTATTTGCCTCTATTCCGATAATCCCAATTCTTTAGGTTGATAGTTCTTTGATGTAATCTCTGACCTTGCTAAATGCCCCAAGTGGAATTGAATACTCAGATTGCTTGTGATAGATCAAATGATCATCAGCCAGCTTTTTTACTTCTGGTCGAACCGTTCCCGGTATTAGCTCCAATGCATCTGCTATTCCTTGGGACGTAGCACTGCGTCCAACGCGCTTACCTTGAAGATCCAGAACGACTAAGGCCAATAAGTACAACAAGATTTTTTGGCGAACAGTGATTCTCCTATGCATGAAAAATCCTACTTGTAAGGTTTGCGGGTAAATTCGCATGTAGTCCAGAATGAACGCTGCGATTTCACTGGCTGATACCGTTGGCCGCGTGAACAGCTTTTCAAGCGGATCATGTTGTTCTGTCATCATTTCAATCATCCTCATCGTCATCTCCGACGTCCAGCTCGTCGCCGTTCTGCCATCCGCACGCACTGCATCGCTGTGATACGTATTCGTCGCCGCCGAAGACAGCGCCGCAGTTTGGGCAGTTGTCCCAGGTTGCGTCGAAATACTCATCGTCGAGTGCGGACATATTCATCTCCTCCGGCGTTATGTCGTCGAATAAACCCATTTTGGTTACGACTATTCTTCAGGGCACTCAATCACTTCCAAATTACCTTTGC